AAACATTGTATAAACAGTGTGGTCCTTTTCTTGATGTTATGTCTGATAGTATGAAGGATGCTTTTGGTATCGGTCCTCTGATGAAAATCTACATCAACACATATGTTCGTGCTGCTACTAGAGTTACTAGTGCCACGAGATTTTATCAAGGATATTTGAAGTTTGTGGAAGAAAAATATAGGAAAAAGATTGACGGGTATACTAAGGATTCTACCAAGTCAGTTTGGAAGAAAAGGATGTATGAGAGTTTAGATGTTGCTGAATCTAATAAAGAAAAACTGCTAAAATTTATTGCCCTATATAATACGATACAGAATGCTAAAGCGATCTTTATTCCTAAACTAGAGAAAGGAGAACGCTTCAAACAGTATTATGAAGATGGTAAAGGTGGTTATGATATTGGTGCTCCTGAAGGATACGTTGCTGTTCGAGAAGGAACCAATGCTGTGAAGTTGATTGATCGTTTAGTATTCAGCGCCAAGAACTTCCAGAGATGAAAAAGATTGTCCTAGCATTTGGGAGAATGAATCCTCCTACTATCGGTCACGAAAAACTAATTAAAATTTGTGCGGATGTTGCTAGGCAAAATCATTGCGACTATCAAATTTATTTGAGTAACAGTAACGATAAGAAAAAGAATCCTCTTGATCCTCAGACAAAGATCAAGTTGGTACGGAAAATGTTTACTACTCACGCTGAGCACATTCATGTTGATAGAGAAATTTCTAATCCATTCAAACTATTGGCAAAGTTCAACGGTGAGTATGATGATGTGATTTGGGTTGCTGGTGGTGAAGATGCTGCCAAATATGACGAAAGCTTTCATAAACACATGAAAACAGAAACTCCAGATTTTTATTACAGATCTCTGGTTGTTCATAGTTCTGGGGAAAGAAGTGCTGATGCTGAAGGTGCTGCTGGTATATCTGCTACTAAGATGAGAAACTTTGCTCTCCAATCAGACTTCAATAGTTTCCGTTCTGGTATGCCAAATACAATTACTGATGATGAGTGTAGAAAGGTGATGAAAAAAATTCGAGATTATATGTTATGAAAGATTTTAAGAAACTACGAGAAGAAGCACTCCGTCAACAGCAGCGTCACCAGGAAGTATTTCGTGAAGGTGATGCTGTTATGTCATCCCGCACAGGAGATAAAGGATACATTCATCGGGTTGGTGGTAATTATGCTATTGTTATCAGCGACGAAGGAAATATGTTCCGTGAATGGATAAAGAACATTAGATCTATAAATAATACGAGAAGAACCTCCCTTTTGAACGATGAAGAAACCAGATCCAATTAATAAAGTACAGCATAAGGACGAGTTTTCGTCTGGTTTGATGGAATCATATGGTAGATGGATGGGTGGTGACACCTTCCAAGGCACTCAAATGCCTGAACTTCATCTGTCTGAGGCACCATTTGATGGAATGGATCCACAGTCTAACGGTGCTGAGATCGAGCAGACTTCTATCAAAAAGAAAGAAGCAAAGAAACCATCTGCTAAGGCACAACTCGCTGCTAATGAAGAGGTTCTGGAGCGCGAGGAGTATGAGATCGATGGCGAAACCTATGTCATCGAGAAGGCAAAGGGTCTCGATGGTAAGGCTTGCTGGAAAGGATACAAACTTGCTGGCACCAAGATGAAGGGTGGTAAGCGTGTTGACAACTGCGTGAAGGCAGGTGTTGAGTATAAAGGTGACGAACTAACCGAAGGCAAAGAAAAGTGTCCTGAGTGTGGTGGCAGTGGACTAAAAGAAGGTAAAGAGTGTAAGCATTGTGGTGGCACTGGATATCACACTATGAAAGAATACTTTGAGAAAGATCCTAAGTCTGGTAAGATGGTGAAGAAGCACAATTGCGCTAAGAAAGTTAAGAAAGAAGGTAAAGAATATTTCTGCATTCCTGAGCAGCACACCATGCTTGAGGATGGCACAGTTACCCACTACGATCTAGTCAGCGAGAAGGGTGAAGTTCTCAGAAACGTTCCTGTTGAGGGACTGGAGATCATGATCAGCGAAGTTCATGAGCACGCTGATAACCATGCAAAGAATGCTGAACTTCTAGGCGAGAAGAAACTTGATCCCGTTGGTGGAGAAGACAAGGACATCGACAACGATGGTGACCATGACAAGTCTGACAAGTATCTTCTTGCACGTCGCAAGAAGGTTGGCAAAATCATTGCAATGAAGAAGAAAAAATGAAATCGTTCAAGCAATTCCGCGAAGAGTGTGGTTGCGATAAAAAGGAACGTAAGGTAAAATCAAAAAAGAAAAACGGAAACGTTGAAGTGATGCCTAACATTCCTGATGGTCAGAAAGGAATGACCACCAATGCAACTAATGAGTCTGTATTCGCTGGTAACTACCAAGGTCCTTTGTACGCACCACATCCTGATTTGGTGAAGGAGGTGGCACCTCCTGGAAAAAAGTACGAAAGGATGGTGAAGCACATCAAAAAGAATTACCCAAAAGATAAAGAGGGTATTGCTTACGCCACCGCTTGGAAACATAAGAATAAAAAAGAATCGTTTGAAGGTGGTGTGCAAAAAGCACGTCGTGATCACCGTTCTGGTACACTATTAACTTTCAAACAGTTCCTTGCAAAGTTGACAGACATTTTAGATGAGTGGGAGAAATAAATAGTTCTTGCACTATGATGTAAGATCATGTTAGGATTTCTACTTCCCCTCGCATCCAAAATTGTAAAAGACGCTGTTGCCAATATTCCTGATAACGAGGAACTTGGTGAAAAGTTGGTAGAGCTTTGCCTTGTAATCCTTAGAAAGGCAGTTACTCTGACCAAGACCGATATGGACGACAAACTTCTTGCGGTTGTTGAACAAGCAATCCAGAAGCGCGAAGAAACCTAAGATATAAATAAGTCTTAGATATTAGTAACTATCGGAGCACACGTCAATGTCCCTTTACGGAAGAACTGACAGCAATGCAAACAAAACCAAAGCTGGTGTGGGCATTGCTGCAACGTCGCAAGCAAAAACAACCATCTATATTGATGAAACTGAGGCAGCACTAGAAGCAAACAAGGAGCGTGGTCTAAACGCTCCTGGTTGGTGGTCCTACTACACCTACACTGATAGCTCGGGTGCTACTCGCCATAAGGCAGAGCAACTAGTTTTCATTGCAGGTGGCGATACCAACGCTAACGAGACCCAGGCAGACGATGCACAGGCAGCAGACGTTGCAGTTGTAATCACCATCAATACACAACCAGTAGATACTGCTGTTGCTGTTGGTGCTGCTCTACAACTTACCCTTGCTGCTATCTCCACACCTCCTGGTGACGCTTCGCTTCTCTCCTATCAGTGGCAGAAGAAGTCTGGCAACAGATGGACTAACGTTTCTGGCGCAACTGGCACCACATTTGATATTGCAACTTATGCTGCAACAGATGCTGGTTCCTACCGTGTCAAGATCAACTCCAGCAATGGTGCTAAGGAAGTCATTTCCGACACCGCTGTTGTAACAACTGCATGATCTAAATGAATTTTGATGAATTGACGCCAGACAACTGGTTATTTTTTGCCATTCAAAATTATAATAACCCGTCGTCCGTTACCTATTCTGACTTTGAAGAAGACTTGAAGAGATTCAAGTACATCAAACGATTGTTTAGGAGATATGAGACGACGGGGGAACTCAAAACACATCTCATTCTTAATCATGTGATTGTATTGTATAATGTGTTTGGTGAAGCAGCAACTCCGCTGCTGTTTTATAAAACAGAAGCAACATATTGGTCTCAAATCAAGGCGTTTATGTTGTTTCTAAATAGATTACCACCCCTATTAGACGAGGATGTTGACGAGGAATGTCTGAAAGAACTGAACCTAATCTAAATGAAATGATTAACAGTGCTGGCGATGGATCAGGACTGCAGTTACCTCCTGCTTTTGTTATGGTAAATCCTAGACAACATCGTAAGTATAAGAAAGGTAATCAAGATAAAGTAGATGGGCGTACCAAAGGCGCTCGCTCTCTCTTCGACCGTATCCAACGCAGAAAAATGAAAGAAGAAACGAACGTAACTGAATCTGTCTCCTCTGAGACTGAGAGAGCGCAGAAGTCTATTGCCCAAAGCAAAAAACTAAATCGTCAAAAGGATCTCCAAAAGAAACGTGGAGAAGCAAAAGAAAAAATGATGCGTAAAACCAAAGAGATGGATACGCTCATGAAAGCACGTCTGTCTGACTTTAAAAAGAAGGCAGGAGATCAAACTAAGAAGCTAAAGAAGCTCAATAACTCTGTAGAATTTGAAGGTAATGTTATGATGGAAAATCAAGATGTAATCCAAGTCGCACTGGATGTTGCAACTGCAGAACTTAATCCACAAGGAGAACAGTCCTTTGCTAAGATCCAGTTCTCTGATGGTGGTGTGCAAAACCTAGATAATTTCTCTGCTAAGCGTATCGCTGCTTGCTACGCTCAACTAGATGACACTCACAAGCAACAGTTCCAATACATGCTCAACAAAGATGCAGGAACTTATCAGGCAGCACTAGATTTCGCAGTCAAGAATGTCTGATCATGGCATTCGGTCTTCAAAAACTAGCAGTTTTAGAAAGTAAACTGGATATTTATGAAGATCTCTCTAAAGAGATGCTTGACAAACTTGAACGTGCTGTCGGCACCATC